CCGGGCTATAAGCTCGTTGCCAAGCGTGCCACGCGGCAGTGGCGCGATGAGGACTCGGCAAAGGCGGCGCTTGCGGCGCTCTTGCCGATTACGGAAGTGACTGAGACGACATTGATTTCGCCGGCACAAGCGGAGAAGAAGCTCAAAAAGCTGAAGCTCGGCCTGCCGGACGATCAGGTCATCTCGGTCTCAAGCGGTAACACGATGGCGCCGGAGAGCGATCCCCGGCCCGCCGTGTTGCAAATCGGGTCTCAGTTGACTGCGGCCCTTTCTAAACTAGTGTAAGGAGTAGAGTAATGTCTAATATCACAGCGTTTGCAAAAGCAGGATTGCCTGCGGTTTCTTCCCTGTCCACCGCCCTTCGCAGCATCGAAGTGGATGTCGGCCCTGCGGGTACGGCCATCCTCAAGATGGACAAGACCGGCCACTGGGTTTTCGGCGCGGACCAAACCGAGGCCGAGGGCGATAGCAAGTGGGCAATCAATCCTTTCTCGTTCGTCCACGGCTTCATTGCCTGGGGCGACGGCGAGGTCTTGGGCGAGAAGATGGTGTCGGTGTCACAGCCGCTGCCTGAGCTCGACCCGGCACCGCCGCAGAGCAAGAAGGGCTGGGAGACGCAGGTCGGCATGAGCTTGAAGTGCATCTCGGGTGAGGATGTGGGCCTTGAGGCCCGCTACAGCACCACGTCGGTGGGCGGCAAGCGTGCCGTGCAGGCTTTGGCAGCAGCCATTGCCGCGCAGGTCGAGCGTGACCAGAGCAAGCCGGTGCCGGTCGTGCATCTGAAGAAGGAGCACTACCAGCACAAGAGCTATGGCCGCATCTTCACGCCGGTCTTTGAGATCGTCGAGTGGGTGTCGATGGAAGGCGAAGTCGCTAACGAGCCGGACGGTGGGGATGACACTCCGCCGCCAGCCGCTGCGACCCGCCGGCGTCGCGCTGCGTGACGGAGACGGGGGCGCCCTCGGCCCCCGACTTTTCTATGGCAACTCTTTGGTTAGATTTCGAGACCCGCAGCCGCTGCGACCTACCGGCGGCGGGTGCGTACAACTACGCTAAGCACCCGAGCACCGAGGTGCTGTGCATGTCCTACGCCTTTGACGATGGCGAGGTTGACACATGGCTGCCCAAGTACCCGTTCCCTGAGCGCGTGGCGCGCTGGATGGGGCCAATCCGCGCGCATAACGCCGCGTTTGAGCGGCTTATCTTCTGGCATGTGCTTGACATGCCGTTTGCGCTAGAGCAGTTTTACTGTACATCTGCACAGGCGCGGGCCAACTGCCTGCCTGGTAGCCTTGAGGACATCGGCCGCGCCCTGTCATCCAAGATGAAGAAGGACTACCGAGGCGCGCAGCTTATCCGGCAGTTGTCCATCCCCCGCGCTGACGGGACGTTCAACAACGACCCTGACCTGCTCGCCGAGATGGTGGCCTACTGCGAGCAGGACGTGCGCGCCATGCGCGAAATCAGCAAGGCCATGCGCGACCTGTGGGACACCGAGCTAGCCGATTACCACGTCAACGAGCGCATTAACGACCGTGGTGTCGGCGTTGATGTACCGCTTTGCGAGGCGGCGATCCGTCACGCGGAAGCTGAATTGCAGGACATTGAACGGCTGGTCGCCGAGGTGACGCAGGGCGAGATTACGACCGTTCGCAGTCCCAAGATGCGCGAGTGGGTGCTGGAGCGCGTCGGGCCTGAGGCCAAGAAGTTGATGACCGTCTATAAAGACGGCGAGAAGAAGTTTAGTATTGACAAAACCGTGCGGGCGAACCTGCTTGCTATGGACAACCCCGATGAGTTGCCGCCAGACGTGGCTGACGTAGTGCAGTGCGCGGATGACTTGTGGGCATCGTCGGTGGCTAAGTTCAACCGCTTGAAGCAGCTAGCAGGAGGGGACGCCCGTGTCCGAGGAGCCTTTATTTTTGCTGGTGGAAGTGCCACCGGGCGTGCTTCAAGCTACGGGGCACAAGTCCATAACTTTACGCGTAAGTGCAGCACCGAACCTGACGCAACCCGTCAAGCCTTGGTGCGAGGTCACAGTATCGTGCCCCGATACGGCAAGCGCGTTACGGACGTTCTTAAATCAATGCTCCGCCCAGCTCTCGTCCCCGCCCGAGGTAACGTTTTCGTCGTGGCCGACTGGGCAGCTATAGAGGCGCGCGCGACACCCTGGCTCTCCGCCGACCCGCTTGCAGAGTCGGTGCTGGATGTGTTCCGCGCTGGCGGCGACATCTACAAGCGTGAAGCGGCGGGTATCTACAACACCACATCGGACGCCGTGACGGACGACCAGCGCCAGATTGGCAAGGTCGCCATCCTCTCCCTTGGTTTTGCGGGCGGCGTCGGCGCGTTCAGTGCTATGGGCCGGGCGTATGGCGTACACATGAGCGAGCCCGAGGCGCAGCGCATTGTGGATCGTTGGCGGCGGGCTAACCCGTGGGCCGTGCGCTATTGGCAAAAGCTTGAAGACACTTACACCCGCGCCATGCGAAATGTCAACCATGAATTCGCAATTGGCCGCGTGGTGTACATGTTTGACGGTCAACATCTTTGGTACGCGCTGCCATCAGGGCGCGTGTTATGTTACCCGTTCGCCCGTCTGGAGTCGGACGGTGTGAGTTATCTCAAGGCAGCATGGAAGCCTGCGCAGGACGCTAAAGAGTGGCCCCGCGCGCGGCTTTGGAAAGGGCTTGCCTGCGAGAACATCACACAGGCCACGGCTAACGATCTGCTAAGGCATAGCCTGCGCGAGTTAGATAACCAAGGCTTACAAACGGTGCTGCACGTGCATGATGAAATCGTTATCGAATGTGCGAACGAGGCCGGCGAGGCTGTCGCCGAGGTGCTGGATACAGTGATGTGTACCGCGCCCGAGTGGGCTAAAGGGTTCCCGCTCAAGACCGGCGTCAAGATTATGAGCCGATACGGTAAATAAAAAAGCCCGGCGGGTTAGGCCGGGCTTAAACACACAACTATAGGGGTCAAAATGAAGTTCGCGGAGTATCTTAACAACACCGCCCCAGAAGGGGAAGTGATTCTTTTTGTACGCCAGGTGCCAATCGTCCGCAAGGGCGAGCATCTGAAGCACAAGGACGGCACGCCGCGCTACACGTGGCCGCCAGGTCTTTATGGCAAGTACATGCGCAACCCCGAGGGGGCGTGGTACGCCAACACCGGCTCGTTCATCGTTGACCGCATGACGGACAAACTGTCGGCGTCGGCGCCCAACGTCGAGCGCGTGGCGTTTATGGTGTTGGATGACATCGGCACCAAGTCCAAGGTACCGCCGATCGAGCCGACATGGAAGCTCGAAACCAGCCCCGGCAACTTCCAATGGGGCTACACCTTCGCGCTTGACGATCAGCCGACCAAGGGCGAGTTCAGCGCCGCGATTAAGGCTATGGCCGAGGCTGGGTTCACCGACCCCGGCGCGGTGAATCCGGTGCGTAATTTCCGCATCGAAGGCAGCGTCAACCTGAAGGAAGGCCGCGACAATTTCGCCGCCGTACTCACCGAGTTCCACCCCGACCGCGAGTTTACCGTAACGCAGATTGTTACAGCCTGTGGCGTTACGCCTGGCGAGGTTGACACGGCGCATATCCAAGGCATCGCCATCGAAGATGACGGCCTTGATAGCGTGTTGGAGTGGGTACAGGAGCGCGGGCTGCTGCTCGCCAAGGCCAACCCCGAGGGCTGGTACGGCGTCGTGTGCCCGAACCACGCCGAGCACACCACTGCCGACACGCAAGGGCGGTATCACCCCGTCACGCGCAGTTATACTTGCTTTCACGGCCATTGCGGCGATTGGAACAGCGAGAAGTTCCTGCGCTGGGTCGAGGCCGAGGGCGGCCCTAAGACGGGCTACGGCCTGCGTGATGACCTGCTTGCGAAGAAGATGGAGGCCGCTTTGTCGAAAATCACCCCAACCGAGGAGTTTCCCGACACCGCCGCCGAGGTCATCGCCCAAGTCGAGCGCCGCGAGCTAGGTCGCGTCGAGAAGTCCAAGTGGTACGAGCGTTTCGCGTATGTTCTCAGCGATGACGCGTATTTCGACTTAGGCGAGCGTCACGAGATCGCGCGCGGAGTGTTCAACGCGCTGTACCGGCATGTGACCTGCCATTCTATCCACAACAACCGACGCATCGAAGCGTCCGTCTGCTTTGACGAGAACCGCCAGGCGATGGGCGCGCGTGTGCTCGCGGGCGTCACATTCGCCGCTGGCGAGTCCATTCTTGTCAGCCGTAACGGCGTCGTCTACGGCAACCGCTGGCGCGACGCGCGGCCTGCGGTGAGCGCGGGCGATGTCAGTCCGTGGCTCGCTCACGCCGAGCGCATGATTCCCGACCCCGCCGAACGCGAGCATGTGCTTGATGTGATGGCCTACAAGCGCCAGCACGCCAACCAGAAAATTAACCATGCCGTGCTGCACGCGGGCAAGCCAGGCTCCGGTAAGGACACGCTTTGGGCACCCTTCTTCTGGGCAATCGGCGGCGACCAGCGCGTCAATGTCACGACGGTGCGTAACGAGGAGCTGAATTCTCAGTGGGGCTACGCGCTGGAATCTGAGGTTATCGTTATCAACGAGTTGCGTCAGGCCGAGGCTAAAGACCGCCGCGCGCTTGAAAACAGCCTCAAGCCCGTGATCGCCGCGCCGCCCGAGCTGCTGACGGTCAACCGCAAGGGCTTGCACCCTTACGATGCTTTGAACCGCGTACTGGTGGTGTCATTCAGCAACGAACGCGCGGCTATCAGCCTCCCTTCGGATGACCGCCGCTGGTTCGTCGTGTGGAGCGAGGCCGACCGTATGCCGCCCGCTGAGGCGCGCGCGCTCTGGAATTGGTACTACGCGGGCGGCTTCCAAGCTGTCACCGCGTGGCTCGACGCCCGCGATGTGTCGGCCTTCAACCCCGGCGCTGCGCCGCCCATGACCGAGGCTAAAATCATCATGATCGAGTCGGCGATGAGCACCGCCGAGTCGTTCCTTGTCGAGATGATCCGTCAACGCCAGGGCGACTTTGCCCGTGGCGTCATTGCCTCGCCGTTCTACGCCATCTGCGACCGGCTGCAAGGCGTGGCACCCTCCGGCGTCAAGGTCGTCCCTGCCGCGCTCATGCACGCGCTACGGGATGCTGGGTGGGTTGATTGTGGTCGGCTGCACTCTCGTGAGTTCCCAACCAAGAAGCATGTATACGCCCACCCTCAGTTTGCAACCCTTGCGCGGTCAGAGCTGCGGCGGATGGCGGAGGGTGCCGAACCTGCGTTATCTATCGTCGGGAAATAGCCACTCAACGAGGACGGCGGCGGCAATAGTCAAGAGTAAGTACATCACGCTGTTTTGCCTGTAGTTGATTGTATCGAATGGCGACGAATTGGCGGTCACTGGGCGGCTTATAACGCCGCCTAAGCCCCTTGCGCGCCTCCTTGCGCGCTACGTCAATCCATCGGCAGATGCGCCGCGTCCACCAGTCAGCGGTCGTCAGCTTTGGCATGGGTCACGGCTAACGCCTCGCGCAGTTTTTCCAGTTCCTTTGCGTACCGCCAGCACCGCTCACGCAGTTGCCGTATCTCAGCGCGGTACTCTGTCGCGGTGTGCGACATCTTGTCCCACTCATCATCCAACGGGTCAGGCTCGTACTGTGTGGTCATACTGTCCCCCTATCCGGGTAGCGGATAGCGGCGGCTAGTACGGACGCAGCCCGCACCGCCTCCACTACCGCCGACTCTAACGCGCTAGGGTCGGTCGGCGGCTCGCACGCCAGTATCAGATTGTCGAGCGCCTCCAACGCGCGCTCGGCGGCGGTGTGTAGGTTACTCACGCTCGCCCTCCTCAACGAGCCGTGTAACGAACCAGAGCGCCTTACGGTAATCCTCCAGCGCCTCGCCTTTATGCCCGGCTCTTGATAGGTACTTGAGCGATGACAGGCGCAAGTATCCCTCAAATTCCTCCGGCGTACTCTTGGCTTTCATGTAGTCGATGGTCTCGATCCCGCCAACCTTGTAATGGTCGGGGTCGATGGCGTCGCCTACTGCGGGCGCGGGCGTACTATGCCCCGCGCGGTACTCGCTCAAAAGGGCGCGCAGCTCATCCGGCGAGAGGACAGGCCCAGGCGGGGCCAGCCCCTTGTACATGGTCTCCGGGTCGATGAACGGGTCATCTGACGGCTTGTGCATACTGTCACCTCATACTGTTAAAGATACTCACGGCCACCGCGCCGGCACGCCCAGTTAGGCGGCGGCACGCGGCGCCAGTCGTCGGCGCGTGCTTTCCGAAGTTGACGCACTAGCCGATACACCCACGATAGCCAGCGCATCATCGGAGCGCGTCCCATGCGCTCGCCTTCTTGTCGGTGACCTTGAAGTTATCCACCGGCCACCGGCGCGCAATCTGCTCGACAGACCACACCAGCACCACCGTCCCGGCATCGTGTTTCCAGCAGCCCTCGTTTGTTTTACCGTCGCTCGTGTAGTAAAAGGCGCGGCGCATCTCATCGGTCGTGGTTTTATTCAGCCCGATTTGTAAC